CAAGCCTTCGCTACTGATCCTAACGGAATGCGATCTTTTTACTTTGACAGTCGTACATTTTACATCGAAAAAATGTCTTTAAAAAAGTAAATATCATTTTTATTAACACAAAATAATTTTAAATCCATGAAAACAATTGATATTAAAAACACTGACGGCGAAGTAGTTCATTCCTTTACTTCTAAAAATAACAGTTTTAGCAAAACACTAAAAAACTACATGCAAAAAAAACTACAAGAAAACAACACCACAACCGAAAAAGTAGAACTATTTAACCTTGATCTTTCAAATCAGACAATTGAAAGATCATTCTTGGGAACGGTGGGTGTCATTCATTTTAATTTTTGCACGTTTAACAACACTTCTATTGTATCTTCAACGCTTGAAAATATAACATTTAACCAGTCATCCTTTAATGGAGTAAAAATGATAAAAAATGATTTCTATTATTGCAATTTTATTAACTGTAATTTTACAATTACTTTCTACGATGATTACTCCTTTCTTAAAGGCAACGTTTTTAATCATTGCCGTTTTTTTGAGTGTGATTTTACAGATGCAATTATACGTCATAACAGACACTTTTACACATCTCTAAATAACACCATTTTTAGTAATACATCTTTTACAAATAATCATTTTTACGATTGTACACTTTTAGATAATGATTTTTATTCTGCTAATTTTTATAATACAGAATTTCGTAACTCTTCTCTCGACGGTAATCATACTAATAGCCAAACATTGTTTTTTAATCTACAATGCCCTGAAGAAGGGGCGTTTATTGGATGGAAAAAATGCAGTAATTACATCGTTAAACTCCAAATCACTGCCGATGCTAAAAGAACGTCGGCAACCTCTCACAAATGCCGTGCAAGTAAAGCACTTGTATTAGATATTCAAAAATATAACGGCGAAAAAGCTCCAATAAATAGCGTTGCCTCAAATTACGACCCCTCATTTATTTACGAAGTAGGAAAGATAGTCAAGGTTGAAAACTTTAATACTAATAGATGGGATGAATGCTCGACAGGCATTCATTTTTTCATCAACCGAGAAAATGCAAGTTATTATTAATAAAACAATGGTTTAAAGAAAATAACCTATCATTGGTTCGTATAGGTTATTTTCTTTAAACCATAACATTTTTTACTAACATTAAATTTTAATACAATGAAAACAATTGATCAAACATTTGACGAAACCATTGGATTAGTAAAATTTCAAATCGAAAAAAAAATTTTACTTAATGAGTTAAACCATTTAAAACACTTCACACACTTGCAAAATGATTTAATCACACAAAATCTTTTCTTTACAGTTTCTAACAATAAATTACAAATAATAGCTACAAATTTAGATAGCTGGTTAACTTCAATAATCCCAATTAAAAATTTATCAATTGAAAAAACGGCTATTTTTACCATTGATGCTAAAACACTAATTAAAATAATCAAAACAATCAAAAGCAACGAATTAATTTTTAATTATTCTATTAATGATTTTAAGTTACAGTTAGCCTTTGAAGAAACAATAATAACAATGAATTGCCATGAAGAGCAAACCGCATCCTTTCCACAGCAACCAATAGCCAAACAAAATGATAACTGTTCATTTTATCTCTATAGTCAGGAACTGTTTCAAGCACTAAAAACAACCTCCTTTGCAGCAAGTAATGACGACCTCCGTCCTGCATTAAATAACATAAATATTAACAATTCAAATAATGATAATGATAATGATATTAAATTAACATTCGCAGCCACTAACGCCCATAAACTCGTCGTTTACGAAATAAATAACCCTATTTCTTTAAAACATCCGTTAAATGTTAATGCAACAGAAATAACAAAGTTTTTAAACGTCCTAAAAAAAGCTAATAAATTATGTATGATTAACTATAACACTGAAATTATTACCTTTGCATTTAACAATAAAATTTTTACCACTTCTTTATTTCCTGGCCAGTTCCCAAACTACCAGGCGGTTATCCCTAAAAATCAATCTTACAAAATAAGAATTGATAAAAATTTACTTATCAATATAATTGAGCGCCTAAAACCATTAACAACTAAAAAAACAAATAGTGTTAAATTCATTACTGATAATGGGAGGCTAAATGTCTTTACATTTGATGAAGAAACAAACAACAGCGGTTGTGATTTTATTCCTATTTCGGGCAACTTTCCAAACGCTTACTCCTTCATTTTCAATTATCACTATTTGCTTGAAATCCTCAAAAATTGCCCAAGTAATTTTGTAATGATTTACTTCTCTGAAGACAATAATAAACCTTTTATTATAAAACCTATAATAAACAACGAGGTTACTAATAAAATAACTTATCTTTTAATGCCAATGGATAATAACTAACAATTAACAATTAAACACAATGAAAAAATATAAAAGTAATTGCGAAAACCTGAAAATTGTAGCAACAAAATCGGACTTTCCTAAAGTAAAAATTTCTCAAAGCAGGGATTCATACGAATTTATTAAAAATTTCTATGAAACAGACATTGAAATTTATGAGAGTTTTTATTTACTCTTACTCAACAGGGCAAACACGACAACGGGGTACGTGAAAATTTCACAGGGAGGAACAGCCGGAACGGTTGCAGACGTTAAGATAATTGCTAAATATGCCGTTGACAGTCTATCGAGTGCGGTAATTTTGGCACATAACCACCCATCGGGGAATTTAAAACCATCAGAAGCAGACATACAGTTAACTAAAAAAGTACGGGAAGCATTAAGGTTATTTGATATTGATGTATTAGATCATATCATTTTGACATCAGAAAATGGATATTATTCATTTGCAGATGAAGGAATTTTTTAATATTAACCACCAATTTTAAAACCATGCAGCCATGAAAAAAGAACTGAAACAATACAAAGACAAAACAGGTTACTGCCTTGAAGTTTATATTAATGGTGAATTAATAGACTGGAGGCGAGGACTGACAAAAAGCGGATTCAATAAATACCTGAACAACTATAATACAAAAGGGTATTTATCGGAAGGAACAAAAGAATATTATAATTAACCACCAATTTTAAAACCATGCAGCCATGAAAAAAGAACTGAAAGAATATTATAATGCTGATTAACAGGTTAACTGATGAGTTCTAAATGAACGAAACGGGCAGCGATGCCCGTATTAACCAATTAAAAAATAAACATTATGAAATTTTATGAAGTAACAATTACAAAAAACTGGATTGAAAAAAAGTTAGATTATATCCACGCTAACAGCCACAAAGAGGCGGCGGAAAAATTAGAGAAGAAAAATAAAAGAATTTATAATGATCGTTTCAGGCAAATAGAACAAACTGGTGAATATTACCGTATTACAAGCGTGCCGGGGAATGTTGCATTTATATTTGAAGTAATTAATTAACCAATAAAAAATTAAACATTATGAGCTATAAATGGGAACCAAGCAAAACAGCAAGGCGGAATTTTGCCATCAAAATGCAAACCGATTCAGATTTTGCTCAACAATATGAAAAAAGAAAATTAGACAGGGCAGAAAAAAGACGTGCCGGAAGTCAATTTGACTATCAGAGTGCAGGGGGCAATTATGTGCCTACAAAATTTCAGCACGACAAGGCGAGTGAGTTTCTGGGGACAAAAGAATTAACCCCCGAACAACAAAACGCCTGCAACCAAGTTATGTTTGGTTGGTCGTGTTCTGAAAAAGTACATCACGATTATATTCATATAGTAAACGAATTAATAAGAAGTAATTAACAATTTAAAAATTTAAAAACAAACAAAATACCTATTTTTTAAATAACTTTAAAAATAAAAATAATATGGGAAACATTTCTTATTTACGAAGGCAAAAACATAATGCTGAAATGAGACAAAGAGAACTTATTAACATTATTAACAAGTCAAAAGGAGTAAAAAAAATCTTTTACCAACTTAAACTATTTTTCATTAATGACTTTATCAATTTTCTCTCAATTGAAATTGATGAATTTAAAAAAAAGTGATTTTTTAATTCCCTTTAACCCCTTTAATAAAATTACGCATTTTTAAGCGTTTTAACAACGTTTTTCACTTTTCCAATGTTAACCACGTATAAGACCGCAAACGTTCACCTACAAGGCTAAATTTACACAAATTAACCCAATACATCCCCCATACTTACAAAAAAATGACCACCTATTACTTAAAATAATTCTAAATTATACTATTTTTAATCTTTTTTGTAATTTTTCCCAAACTTTTAAATTAACTTTGCCGCATAAAAACTTTCTTAATGAAAAAATTAACCAAAAAAATAAACGAAATAGTCATGCTAATGGAGCTTCAAGCATTAAATAACCTTGATAGAAAAACAGGCGAACAAAGTAAAACAATAAAATATAACAAAGAAGGATTTAACCTGTCTGTTAAATTCGTGTTCTGGACAACCTATATCGAAAATGATAATGACACGAAAATAACAACCGAAATAACAACTGAACAAATATTAAAATATACTATTTACGCTTTCCTGAAAATAGAAAACGAAAACTACGACATCTCAAACCTTATCTAATATGACAAACCAAGACGTGAAAAAAATAAAAATATGTATTGACTATCAGAAAAAAAGAATAGATTACAGAAGATCTATTAATAAGCTTAATGAAATTGACAAACATATCCTATCTCTTTTAAAAAATTATCAAAAACTAATTGACACAACAAAAAATAAAATTCTAAATATTCCATTTGAAGAAATTTGGAATATCTACGACAAAAAAGTAGATAAACAAGATGCTATCTTGCAATGGGGTAAATTAACAGACAAAGAAAGAATGAAATCTATCGAACATGCACCACTATACGTTCAAGCAACACCAGACAAGTCTAAACGACTACACCTACATAGATACTTGCGAAAAAAATCATTCAACAATGAAATAATAACAAACATTCAAACTAAATTACAACCTCAAGAACAAATTAACCATGAAAAAATATGGTTAACCGGAAACGAATGATTATAGCAAACTACACATACGATAACATCCAACCCCAAGCACCAGACCTTGAACAAGTAGTGTTAGGAGCAGCCATGCTCGAAAAAAAAGCATTAATAACAATGTTGCAACTTGTTGATGAACAAACATTTTACCTGAATAACCATAAAATTATCTTCCGAGCAATAAAAACACTCTTTAATGAAGGCAAAAATGTTGATATGCTAACAGTTACATACAAGTTGAAAGAGATGAAAAAACTTGAAACTATCGGAGGTGAATATTACATAGCCACACTAACAAGAAGAATAGCATCAGGCCATCGAACCGCCGACTTCTGCCTTATACTAATCGAAAGATGGATGAGACGAGAACTGATAAACATGTGCTCTCAAGCCATCGAAAAAGCATACTCCGACGAGTATAATATTGACGAGGAAATCAATAATTTTAGCACAAAACTATTAAAACTAAAAGAAGAACTAAACAATGAGACAGATATACAAACTATCGCAACCGAAAACCTTAACCAAATAAAAAAAATAATGACGGGCGAAATAAAAAGATACGGCATTTCAACTTGCCTTACAGACATTGATAACGTCATCAATGGCCTGATAGCCCCCGACCTTATAATACTTGCAGGACGACCCGGAATGGGAAAAACAGCCCTGGCACTCAATATCGCCAAAAATTTGGCAATAAACCAAAATATACCAATAGGCTTCATCTCTTTAGAAATGAGCTCAAACCAATTGGAATTTAGACTAAAATCAATAATATCATCAGTTCCGATATCAAGAACCTTGCGAGGAAACATTTCTAATACGGAACTGACGGAAATCCAACGTGCAACAAACATTATAAAAAATTCACCAATAAACATATACGACAAAAGCATTGCAAACATTTCCGACATTAGAAGTAAAGCAATAGAATGGAAAGCAAATCATAAAATAAAACTACTAATAATTGACTATATCCAACTGATAAATACTAACAAAACAAGAGGCCAAACACGTGATCAGGAATTAGGAGAGATCACAAAAGCACTTAAAAGCCTTGCAAAAGAATTAGATGTTACTATTATAGCACTATCACAACTAAACAGAAACGTCGAAGGACGAACACCCCCAGAACCCAGACTCTCAGACCTTAGAGAATCAGGCTCATTAGAAGCAGATGCCGACATTGTCATCATGCTTTACCGGCCGCAGTATTACGACATAAAAGAAGTATCTTACAAAGGAGAAACAATAACCACAGACGGACTATGTTTTGCAAACATAGCTAAACATCGAAACGGAGCAACAGGTTACATAGCATTAAACTGTAACCTCGCACAAAGCACATTCTATGACTATGGAACAACATACAACCCAAACAAATGGATTGAAATAGAGTGAAAACAATTTAAAAACTTAAAAAAATATACCTTAAATGAAAAATAAGTTTGATGATGAAAATGATTTCCAATGCTGCAATAAATGCGATTTGCCAGATACTTTGCAGATTGTTAATGTGGTATTAAAAAATGAAGAAATAGACAAAAAAGTTTCTGAACTCAATGAAATTTCAGAACAAATCAAAAATTCAACTGGGTCATTAGACCCTAAGTTGTTAAGGAAAGCAGACAAATTAAGGACTGAATTGTATGGTCATTGGAATATTGTAAAAGGCACTTACTCCAAAAGAGTCACATCATTTACTCGTGATAGGCGGTAATTTTAATATTGCAGCTAACGAATGAGTAGAGTAGTGTCGCTCTTTAAAATAGCACACAACGGTTCGCAGCCTTACGTCAATGCGAGCTTAAATGCACTACACTTAATTTGAAACACTTAATTTTAATAACATGAATACAGATAACTTGAAACACGAAACCCCCACTGACGCACAACGGTCGAGTGTAACCATAGTAAGCATTACACTGACTTTTCAATTTAGTATTAACTTTCCGCCTATTGTGGCTACACTTTGTTAGCAACTGGGCAGGTAAATACCGATAATGATGAAAAGAGTACAAAGAAAAAGAACAAAAGGCTACAGAATACCAGAAAACACGAAATACGTAGGAAGACCAACAAAATGGGGAAACCCTTTTCGTGTGGAGGATTTAGGAGCAGAAGAATCTGTAAAGCGATACAAGGAATGTATATTAAACAATGCCATGTGCTACTATTATATTGATGAAATTGAAGCAAGCATACAATTTGATAGATTTAAATGGATGTCTGAAAATTTAGAGCAATTGCGCGGTTTTGACTTGGCATGCTTTTGTTCTCTTTCAGTTCCATGCCATGCAGACGCTTTAATAGAATTACTATCGTAGCCTTGTTGCTAACGGCTACGGCTATGTGCAGTAGCGGAATTAGAAGTACAAACTTTAAACATAGAACGAATGAATATAGTAGAACAAATGTTGAATAATGCACAAACACCGCTATTGCATATAGCCGATGTTAGCGGTAGTGCTTTGTTTAATGGCGATTGTTTGGAGATTATGCCTTTAATACCTGATAAATCGGTTCAGTTAATTTTGGCTGATTTACCTTACGGTACAACTGCTTGCAAATGGGATAGTATAATTGATTTGGATTTGCTTTGGAAACAGTATAAGAGAATAATAAAAGACAATGGGGCAATAGTTTTAACAGCTTCACAGCCATTTACGACTAAATTAATTAGTAGTAATTATGAAATGTTTAAGTATGATTGGGTATGGAACAAAAGAAAGGCGACTGGACATCAACTTGTAAAAAAACAACCATTAAGACTAAAAGAAGATGTGCTTGTATTTTATAAACAGCAACCAATATACAACCCACAAATGACAGAAGGTAAGCCATACAAAAGCAAACCAAGAAAGATAAATAAAGAAGGTGTTTATGGACAGGTAGGAGAACATAGAAATGATAATAATGGAACAAGATACCCAAAAAATATTATAGAGTTTTCTTTTGTGCATAAACCAGTACACCCAACAGAGAAGCCTTTGGACTTAATGAAATACTTTGTAAATACCTACACCAACGAAAACGATATGGTTTTAGACAACACTATGGGAAGTGGGACGACTTGTTTAGCAGCCAAAGAACTGAACCGTAAATTTATCGGTATTGAAAAGGAAGCTAAATATTATGAGATTGCTTGTCGGAGGTGCGGTTTTTAGCATTACCGCTAACGTTTACAGCTATGAGTAGTGGCGGTTTTGGAACTACTCACTATCAAAATACACAAATGACAATAGAAAGTACAAACATACAAAATAGCACGAACCCCGCCATTACTTATAGCGAGTGTTATGCACAGCCTTTTTTGCTTTTCAATGAAAGTAATTTAGATACAATGAGAAGGATGCCTGACAATTTTATTGATTTGACGGTTACAAGCCCGCCTTATGACGATTTAAGGACATATAAAGGTTTTAAATTACCATTAGAAGAAATAGCAAAAGAACTTTACAGAGTAACCAAACAAGGAGGTATAGTTGTTTGGGTTGTAAATGACAAAACTGTAAACTATTGCGAAACATTGACAAGTTTTAAAACAGCAATCTTATTTGTAGAAAAAGCAGGCTTTAATTTGCACGACACGATGATTTATAAACGCACTTGTGCTTTTCCTGATGTAGTTAGATATTACCAAGATTTTGAATATATGTTTGTTTTTTGCAAAGGCAAACCTAAAACTGTTAATTTACTAAGGCAAATGAAAACAGAAGGAAGTTTGAAAAGACAACAAAATAAAACGGGTGTTGGTGGCGAAAGACAGGTAGACGGTAGTTTAAAAAGAATTGATGGCACAAATGCTTTTTTAAGAAAAGAAAAGGCAAGGCAAGATGAAACAAGGGTAAAAAGTAATGTTTGGGAATTACCGCGCGGAAACCAAAATAGCACAAAAGATAAAATTGCCTTTGAACACCCTGCTATATTTCCTGAACAACTTGCAAATGACCATATAATTAGTTGGAGCAATGAAGGTGATATAGTTTATGACCCATTTGCAGGAAGCGGAACAACTGGGAAAATGGCAATACTAAACAAACGAAAATGTATTATGTCTGAAATATCATCTGAATATTGCGAAATAATAAAAAAACGATTAGAACCTATAATAAATGAACGCACTCTCTTTTAAGGTTGTGCATAACGTAGATGGGCTTGGCGAAGGTGGGCTTGCAGGATGCTCAAAGTTTGCAGAATGTGTCTGCCCACTTTTGCCAAACCCGTGTTATGGGAAGTAGCGGTTTATTAACGACAAATTTAATTAGAATGAAAAAATATCAAATAATATATGCAGACCCAGCTTGGCAAGTAATGGCAGGGAGCAAACAAAGTAGAAAAGAAGGTGATAGTCAAAAAAGCTTACCACTTACTTACCCTACTATGACTTTGGAAGAAATAAAAGCGTTGAATGTAAAAGATATTAAGGCTAAGGATAGTGTTTTATTCCTTTGGACTATAAACAAGTATTTAGAACAAAGCTATGCAGTTGCAAGGGCTTGGGGGTTTGAGCCTTCTACAATGCTTGTGTGGGATAAAACACCAAAAGGAATAGGACTTGGTGGAACTTTTACATTAGCAAACGAATATCTTTTATTTTGTAGAAGCGGAACGTTAAAAGCTAAACAAAGAGTGAAAGGAAACCATTGGCATTTACCGAGAGAAAAGCATAGTAGGAAACCTGACTTTTTCAGAAACTTAATAACTGAAACTTTTGGCGACCTTTGCCGAATTGAATTGTTTGCTCGTGAAAGGCACGAAGGATGGGATGCTTGGGGTAATGAAGTGGAAGGGTCTGTCGATTTGGAGCAGTATCGTAGCTATTTTCCATAACGAACGATTTGACGAAGGATAT